CCACCCCGCCCGCCGCAGAACGTCGAGTAGAACCCACGCCGGATTACTCGAGAAAACTTCGCAACTGTAAGTTCCGTCCACGGCGAAGACCGGCAGCTTCAGGCCCTGCGCGAGAACTGCGACTTGCGGGAGCGTTTCTCCATTGTTGATCCGATTCGGAACCACAATCGAAAGGTAGGCCATGCTCCCATATGGGTCACCAGCGGGATGTCCCGTTCCGTCCGTAAAGTCGGGGTTGCAGGCGCCCGTCCGTGTCCCCAAAGAAGGGATGTTGTACCAACCCGTTGCGGTCATGTTGGTCCCGGCAATGCCTTGCGGAACTTCGACGTTGTTGACCAGTACTTTCAGCACACCTTGTATCTCGCCCAGTCCCAGCAGGACTTCCATTCGCGTCAGGTTGCCATCATTCCGCGCGAACACCACCGGAGGGTTGAACCACGCAGTGCCATAGATCATCGGTACGAAATCGTTGTAGCGCGCCTCGTTCACCGAGATTGCCGAAGTGTGCGAACTCTTGTCTCCGTAGGTGCGCACCCCGATCGCCGGCGGCACAAATTCGATTCCGCCGAAATTCACGAACATTCCCCGAGCTTCGCAATCCGCCCGCGTGTAGCCGCATGAGGAGAATGGTCCGCCCGCGTCGAGCGCTCCGCTGCCTCCGCTCTGTGCCGCCGAATATCCGCAGCGATAGAACCGCGAATACTTCCCGCTGACTCCGCCATCGATCGCTTCGCTACGTTGCCCGTCGTCCGCCGGAAATTCCCAGGGGCAGCGGCGCTGAATGCGGACCTGCGGCAACAGGAGTCTTTGCAGGTTCATCCGGTTCGTCGCTGAAAGCCGCAATGTCGCTTCCAGAATTTCATCTGGAGAATTGCAGATCCCTTGAAAGAGGATCGATTGCGCCGTCAAAGGTGCGTCGTTCCGCAGGTCATAAAATACCAACCCGGCAGTCAACCGCGCACCCTTCCAACCCGTCGAGCGCTCCAACTGCGAACAGTGGGAATCTGCGTTCGCCAGCACCAGCGAAATCCGCGGTACGCCATCCACTCCCTGGTCGGATGACGACTGTAACTCAAACACGTTGTGTTGCAGCACCCGCGCCGCGTACGAGATACCCTCGATCGTCACCGCGTGGGTGCTCCAGTGCTCCGCGTGCCCGTCTCGCAATACGCAGTCGAATAACAGTAGTGGCGTATCCGTTACTGCCTGTTCCTTTAGCTCAAAGATGGTTGGCATGAATGATATTCACCGTGCAGGAATGGCGATTTACGCCGGTCTTCGTCATCGCTAGTTCGTCGTCGCGCAGATGGGCGTTTTCATAGACACCGCCCCTGCTTGTCGGCTTGTATCCGGACGCTCCGGGCTGCGCTTCTACCTGCATCCCATACAGTTCCACCGCACCGAGAGCTTCGATCTCGATTCCGAAGCGCACCGACGTTGCATCGGGCGCGGCAGGCGGTGAAAGTACCACGCGATTCCATTGCGTAGTCACTTTCTGAACCCGGAACGCGCCGCTCGCCCACAAGCGGGTGTTGGTCTCTGCGTTCGCGCGCAAATACGCAGCCAGGGAATATCGATACGCGCCAGGCGCCGCGATCGTCTGCGCCACCGTCTGCGCCGCAAGTCCATTGTTAAGCACGCGCCACGCCTGAGTCCCTCCGCGTGGGTCTTCGACCCCTGGCGTCAAGGCCAGTAATGGATCCTTCTGCCAGGTTTCATTCCCCAGATCATCGCTCCACGCCAGCAGGTTTCCCGCGGGATCGGGAAAAGTGAAGCCGTACAGCGATCCTTCAACTGAATCGAAGAATGCTTGCAGCGCTCCGGCTTCCTCGTCGTTCAAGTCCGAATAGACCAGGCTCCATTCCGTAATCACACCCGTCGGATCGCTAAGTTTGACTTCGCTTCCGTCGGCCGCACGATTCGTTACCGTCCGGGTGCGGCGCGTCTTCCGTATTGGGAACTGGCTCAACGCTCCAGTCCCGAGTTGTGGATATACCAGCGTCATCGATTTCGTACCACCGTGATCTTCGTCAGTCCGCGCATCTCGGCCAGCGTCGTAAGGCCGATGTCGTCGCCTTCCAGGCTGCAGTCGCTATACACACGCCCATCCCACGGATCTGCGAATGCGAAGCTGCCGAATGTTCCCTGATTCACTGTGAAAAACTCCTCGATCGCTGCCAGTTCGGCCTCATCGAGATCGTTCAAATGGATTTCCCACCGCTGTCTCGCTCCCCCGTTGTCGCGATACCGTTGATCCAATCCATCGACGAACCGGACCGTCTGGTTCCGATATTCCTGCCGCCGCACGATCGGGTATTGTGCGATTGCACCGGTCTTCAGTTGCGGAAAAGTCGCCATGTCAAAGCTCGTTCACCACATCGTTAATCGCGTTCATATTTAGCATCGCGTCCCGTACCGCGAGCGCGATGTCATTGCTCCGGTCCATGAACGACCTGGCGTCCATCGCTTGTACATTGACCGTGATCTGCGGTGCCGCGGCCGCTGGTGCCGCGCCGGAACTCCCGGCTTGCGATGTTGCGGGGGATGATCCCGGTGATCCACCCTGCGCATCCGGCCGGTAGCTACGTGGCATCCCCGACTGGTCGTAATCCAGTCCGCTCGTGCCCGATGCCGTTTCCGCACCCTGGAAATCAACCGCCGCAGGCATCGCGTACTTCACCAGAGGCGCCGGCGCGGGAGTGTCGCTGCCGCCGAAGAGACCAACAAGTCCACTCACCACCGGTGCCAGCCCGAATCCGCTCTTTAGCACCGTGGAAGCAACGGAAGTGAGCGTGTCCACCGTCGAGGCGGATCCATTCGCCGAACTCGACGTCGTCTTGGCATTGGGCTGCGGCGTTGCCGCTCGCAATTCCTGCACCTGTGCGAGCACTTCCGCCAAGCTTGTGGAGACGTCGGATAACGCCGACGTCTGCTGCCCCGACACCTGCAGAAAAGTGTTATAGATTCCGTCTTGTGCTGTGTTGGCCATTGTCTGTCTCTTGCAATAACGCCTGTTCTAGAATTAGAAAGGCCTCTACTTGCCGCGCGGTCAGTTGCTCGAAGTTCAGTCCTCCAAGCCGCCTGCGCACGAAAAATTCTTCAACCAGCGATTCGCTGTCGGCTGTTACATAGGATTTCGGACAGCAATTGAGCGCCACCGTCTTCCGAATCCATACCGGCGGCCGCGCGGCGTTCTCGGAAACCGCAACCCATCCGCAATTTCTCCGCAGTTCCAGGCCGGCTTGTCTACAGCGGTCGCACTCCCAACCAGCCTGGTTGGCGAATTGAAAATGGAAGGCGACTAGGAGTTTTTTCGTTCTTCTTCGCTTAGCCCAATCTCTCTGCGTACCGCTTCCAGGGCCTCCCGGAATACATCCTCGGGCCCCTGCGCCAGTAACTCAGGGCTCGCCGCAACTCCATCCACGCTTAGCCCCTCTACTGCCTTTACACCCCATGTGACGTAGAGCAATTCGATTTCGGCCTGAAGCAGCGCCGCGTCCATCTTGTCCGCCGGATCTGTTCCGGCGCTCAGAAACTCCACGCGCTTCGCCAGTTCCCGCACGCTTCGCATAAGTTCCAGGCGTCTTGAGAATGAGATCCTCGCAATGTGAAACTTCAAGCCGGGTCGTACCCGGGAATCAACAACGAACTCGCTTTCGTGAGAGACGCCGGACCTCGCCCCGGCGCCTCCCATATCCTGCTTATCCGAATGCCACGGAAATCTCATCGTCGATCGTCCCCTGTGCCCGCGAAGCGCGAAAGCGCCACTGCAGGCGATTCTGTCCGTCATCGAATTCCGGCACCTCCGGCAACACGCTCTTCAGGTACACGCCCATTACCTGGCCCGCCGCTTCGCCAAGCTGGAACATGATGCTGATCGGCGATTGCTGCCGCGCTGCCTGGTACAGTTCATTGCTCGCGTTATCGTCCATGCTGTACAGCTCAAAGGTGGCTGTCACGGTGCGCTGTCCCGGCGAGATGCCAAGCGGCGTCGCTTGTCCGAACTCCCGGCAGCGCGCGTCAAGCCCGTTCTTCAATGTGATCGACGCCTTGGTAATCGTCGAAAACTGTGTCGCCGATGCGCCCAGCCATGCTTGGCCCATATGTCCCGGCACAACCGAGTAATCGAACGTGTCGAGCGCCGGTTCGGCCGGGAAGCTCTGCAGTTGCCCGGCCCCCGTTTCGAAGCTCGCGCTGTCCAGCAGATCTTTGGCGATCCCGTTGAAATGGAACTCGTGATAATCCCCGTTGATCAGGATCTCCATCTGGTCCACTCCAGCGCCGTGCAACACTCGTTGCACCGCGGTCGCCGGACTCCAGTAATCGAAAATTCCAACGCTCTTCAAGTCCGTCGCCGGTGTGTATGTTACGGTCGCGCCGATCGTCGCCCCCGCTGCCGGAGGGAAAAGGAACGGAGCGTTCAACTGCACCGTTTGGCCATCTACAATCGCCATGACGAAGCGAATCTCGCCGCCCGCACTCACCGCCTGTCCCGCGCTCAATCCATGCGGAGATTCGAATGTCAGTCGCCCTTCCGGCGTACTCGCTGCGACCTTTCCTCCCGCGAAGCGTTGCGGAGTTCCACCCAGCGCCGCTTCGAATAACGGACCGTACCCCGGCCCGGCAGCCGATTTGTCCCAACTGGTCAAATACGTCTGCAAATCGAAATCCGTCTTTCGCCGAACGCCCGTCGGCAAACCGGCGAACGTTCGACTTCCCGTTTTGTCCCGCCGCGTCCCCGCGTCTACCTGCTGCCGGATCCCCAACTTGACGGCGGGAATCCGATTGGCGGCCGTGATCGGGTCCACCTTTCCGTATGCGCTCTCCAACGCCGCGTAAAATCGATTCGCGTTGGAGGATATATAGGAAGCCATGTTAGTCCTTGCTTACTCCGATTTCGAAGGTCACCTTCGCCATCTGCGTAACATTCTTGCCGCCCTGCTTTACCGGGCCGTACGCCACCTGGTACTGCCCTCCGTAAAACATCCCATCGCCCCAGTCCCCGCGACTCCCGTGTAACATCTGCATCGTCGCGTCTACGTAAATGTCCAGGCGGTCCTGAATCCCCTCCAGCCTGTCCTGCGAGTGACGGAGCTCGATCGCCATGTGTGCGCTGCCCGAGAACTTGCGGAACTTCTCCCGCAGGTCGTTCACGAGCTTTTCGCAATACACGTTCACCGCTGGATACGTAACCCGGGTTGCTCGCTCTGCCAGATCCGCCGCCACATTCTGCGCCCGGATCTGCGTTGTGTCCACCAAGCCGGCGAACTCACGCTCCGACAGCGTCAACGACCCCAGTCCCGCGTTCACTCCTCCCGGGCCCGCCATTCGCTGCAAGACCTTGCCCGTTACGGCGCTTCCGATCTTAGTTATCATTAGCCCCTCTGTATCATGCGCGGCACCGCCAGTAAGTAGTCCGGAGTTTGACCCATGCTGGCTCTGCCTCCGCTCACCAGCGTGTTCGGCTGCGTCCAGGTCTGGTCCGGGGCCAGCGTCGAATCGTTCTGTCGAGTGAGCGATTGCGGTGAAATGCCCGCGTAAATGTTCCACCCTCTGGCCTTCATTCCCTCCGCCGCCTGGTTCACCGAGAACGAACTGCCCGCGATGTCGATCGTCACCGCCGTGGATCCCATTCCCTCCGCACCCGCCGGATTCGTCCACGCCGTTGCGACATAGTAGGTGCCGTCCGGCAGACCGCCGGCACAGGTTTCCACACGGGGAGGAAAGGCGCGCCCTACCGGATCGTTCACAATACCGAGCCCGGTCTGAACCACCTTGTCGTACGCCCACTTCACCATCCCGTGAAACTCATCGCGCTTGCCCGCGTACCGGTCGTTCAATTGGCTGCGGTATGCGTCGCGGTACACCATCTCCAGGGAGAGGTATGTATGCCACAGTTTGAGTGGCGGCGTAACCACCACCCTCCCGCAGTCCGTCGCCATCGCATATCGCCGGTTTCGCGCCAGCAACGTCGCGATCTCCGCCGCGATCTCCTCCTGTGCCAGCTTGAGTTTCCCGGTCACATCGATGCCTTCGGTGTTGGCCACATCGAGCAGTTGGGTGTCGTACGCCCGCAAATCCTCGATGCTGGAAACGTCGCCGTCCGTGAACAGAGCCATATCGATCCGCCTATTCTTTCGGGCCGCGATCGTGGCTCTTCAGCCGGTCGAGTTCCGCCGTGGAGAGTACCGTCAATTGCAGTTTGGCCGCCTGAGCAATCTGCTCGGCCGCCCGTTTTGCGTCCGCCAACACGGCGCGATACGCCTTGACCTCTTCGGCCGACGCAATCCTTGCCAGGTTTTCCGTCACCAGTTTGGCGGCGATCCGCCGCGAGACTTCGGTCGTCGTTCCGGCCTTGCCGCCGTCCACCGTGTCGTTGCTGACTACGATCGGGAACTCCTCGGCAATCTTTGCTTCCACGTCTCGAATCTTCTGGTAGTACAGTCGTAAGTCCATAATCTCCCTTTCCTTCGGCCGGGCATCCTGCGCATGCCGGATGCCCGGCCCGCTTCGCCAAGCCGCCTAGGTATTGACCTGCACGCCCGAAGTGTTCCGCAGAACGCCGCAGCCGTACAACACGTCAACCGTGAACTGCTGCGCCAGCGTATTCGGCTGGTAGCTCATCACCACCCGCATGCCGAAGTTCCCCAACTCCGCGTACTCCGCAATCGCACCGGTTCCCGGAAGCGGCTGCGGCAGACGGCGAATCACCAGGCCCAACGCGCTCTTGGTGAATGCCATGTTGTGCGTCGTTACCGGGCTGCTCCCGGTCTTCGGCACGAACTGCGAACGGAACACGAAGAAGTCCTTGATCTTCCCCACGCTGCCGTCGATCAGCGAGCGCAGCCCGGCGTCGCCCGCCGTCTGGAATTCGCTGAAGCGCGGAATCTGGCGCCATGCCGAATACGTCGCCGCATCCACCACCATGAACTTCTGCTCGCTCGTCGGAACCTTGGCCAGGAACAGCGCCGTCTCCGCTTCGTCGATCACTGCTTCCGTAATCGCCACGCCCGGCATTCCCACCGGGGCGTTCGCCGTGAAACCGGCATACAGATTCAACAGGTCGCTCTCGATCTTCTGCGCGATCGCCGCTACCGCCGGCTCCATGTAGATCTTCAGGAGGTCCGGCACCGCCAACACTTTTGTGACGTCGGGAATCTGAAAGGTCGCTTCCGCGTGCGTGTTCAGCACGATCTGCGCATTGCCCAGGCTGGGACTCTGCGTCTGAACCGTGCCGCCTTCAACGATGTTATTCGCCACCATCGTCGGCGGAATCGGCACGTTCACTGTGTCGCCCGCCTGAGCCAGTACCGGCTCGTAATCGCGATTCACCAGGTTGCCCATGACAAGGTTCCCCACCAGCACCGGCAATGCATCGGCCGCCACCAGCTTCACAATCGCGTTTGCAATGTTGCTCGAAGTAATTGCTCCCAAGACTCTTTCTCCTTAAATCTCTCTACTCTGCGCAGACCGTCCGGTCTGCCGCGGAATGTCAGCTCCGCTATTGGCCCTTCATGGTCTGCGAGGCTACGCGTACGATCTCTTCCCGCACCCGTTGCATTTCCTCGGAGCTCATTCCTGGACGTATTCGCTCCAGGTCCACCGGCTCCCGGCGAACCGCCGGCGTTTTCAAGGTGGCCGTCATTCCCGTGCCGCCGGCGATCCTCGCCGGCAGAAATTCCGGGTTCTCGTTCACAAATGAGGTCAGGTAATCCTTCAACGGCGTTTCGCCGGCTTCGTCACGAGCCACCAGCCGCCCGTCCTCCGTCCGCACGATCCCGTCCTGCACCGCCTTGAACGCAAGGTCGATCTTGCCCACGCCCAGCCGCTGCAGTTCGGCGCGTACCGCCGAGCTCCGCTCCGCCTCTTCGGCGGCTTTGCGGCTGCGCTTGTTCTCATCCACCAGCTCGTTCACACGGCGCTCCAGTTGCTCGCGCCGCTTGCGCTCCTCCTGCAACTCAGCCTTGTGCGCAGGTACGCTCTTCTCCTGCTCGCTATTCACGAATTGCTCTACCGCCTGCCGTACAATCTCCTGAATGTCGATGCCTTCCATATACCTCCAAATCCTCGGGAAGTGCCGGAACTCTTACTTCCAGCTCCCCATATCGCCCTACTGCCGGTCGATCTCTTCCGCGACCCGGTTCTTGATGTCCTGCCGCGCGTCGCACAGGTACTTGAAGGCCAGCCGCTTGAACACCTGCTTCTTCAACGTCTCTGACCCGATCCCCAAGCCCAAAAGCTTCCGGGCATCTTCCAGTTCGTTGCTGAACTCGCCGATGTCGAATTCATCCATCCCCAGAACGTCGATGGACACTCCGTCCTGCCGCGCCTCCGCAATCGCCTTCAACACCTGCTTCATCGTGTCCTTCACCGCGTCACCGTAACCGCGAAGCACTTCGTTGGTCACGCTGAAATCCCGCTCTTTGGAAAGTCCGCTCATGCGTTGAACGGCATCCGCGGAGCCGGCCTGGCTCATCAGATAGCAGACACGGTAGATTTCGTCCTTTAACCGGACCAGGTTATCCGCCGCTATCTGATACACCTTGCCTTCCGGTTCTGCCCATCCGAACCGGTCCTGGGGCGCGAGCTGTATGTAGTAGCCCTCGCCCGCTATCTGGTTCAGTTCGCGGTCGGAGTACACCACCGGCATCGCGAACAGCCCCATCGTCAAAGCCCAGGAGAGCGCGTTGGATTTATTGAAATGCTCCAACTGCAATAGCGCGGCCTTGTTTACCAGCCACATCCCCTCCGAGACCTTCATCTCGAATACCGGTACGCGGTTCAGCCCCGCGAGCCCGTGACGGCCTTCGTCAATCAGCTCGATCGCCTGTCCCTCGCCGGCCTTTCGAAATACCCGAAAATTCTCGCGGTCGTAATAAATCCACCGCGTCTCCCTTTCCCATTTCGCGTCGCTTACCTTCGATTGCTGCAGGCAGTTCGTCCGGATGACTACCCAGTCCAGCCCGTTCGAAGGGTCGCGATTCCAGTTGATGACTTCGTCCGCCGAGTATTCGGTAAGGTATGCCCGCGATCGCCCGCTCGCGTCCTCTTCCGCCCGAGTCAGTACCGGCCCGGTCGCCCTCGGAAAATCCACCACCAGGAAGCTGATTCCGCAAACCAGCGCCTGCGTGAAGCGTTGCCGGAAAAACTCGTGCAGGTTGGTGCCCTTGAGATCGCAATCGTCCGACAAGACACTGTAAAATTCCTTGGCCGCCGAATCGTTGCCTTCGAACTGCAGCATCGGTTCGCGCCGCATCAGGGTCGTCGCGTACCAGTCCACGATCGAGCCGATGTAGTTCTCGTAGAACACCCGGTTGAGCCTTTCCCGATAGACCTCTCCCGGTTCACTCTGGCGGCGCACAAGGTAGTCCGCTGCGCTCGCCCGCAGGCGTTCACCTCCCGCATATAGATCGCGATACTGCTTCCACATCGCTTTGCGCGCGATGTATTCCGGATGCTCCCGGTTGATATTCTCCATAGTTGTTTGCTCTCCCAACTTCCCGCCCACCGCGCCGCCTGGAATCAATGACTCAAAAGTCGCTTGCCTTGCACCCCGCTGGGCGGCTGCGGTCTGCATTCCTGCCAGAGCAGATAGCCCAACGCGTCCGATAAGTGCGTTCTCTGCCTGTCCCGATCCTTATCGATGATGTTAGACTCCTGTTTGTAACTCACCTGCTCCAGATCCATAATCAGTTCTTTGCACTTCGGATCCACTAACATCCCGATGTTCCCGGCCGCCGATCGCAATTGCCGGTTCATCAGGTTGCACCGGTCCCGCACGCACGGGTTGGACTTCGGTACCTTATATCGCACCGTCATGCTGGAATTCACCGCGAAGTGTTCGCGAATCATCTCGTAATCGGTCGATCCCGTCGTCTGTTGAGCACTTCCTGACGCGTCCCCGTAGATGTACACTCCGCCCGGATGCGTCGGATACCGCCGCAGGAACTCCTCACACGCCTGACCCGTCGTCGCCCGTCGAATCACGATCTCGTCCAGCACCCGAACCTCGTCCCGGAAAATCTGCACAATCAACGAACTCATCGGGTCCACATTGAAGTCCAGAGCCCAATACAGTGGTGAATGCGGATTCGGCTCGAGTTCCATCACATGCGCCGTCCGGTCGAACGCTCCGTAAACGCGCCCGCCCTGCATGCTCAGGTAAGATCCAAGCACCTCCTGTTGATAAAACTGTTCGTCATAACTGTCCTTCAACCGGCCGTAAAAATCCTTGACCTTATCCAGCAGATGACGGTTCTCGAAAGGCTTGGCTAGAACCGTGCCGTAACCCTCAACCGGGTCCGCGACGAACTTGCGATACACCCAGTCGAATCCCTTGGGCGTCCACACCGCGAAACCGCACAATTGCGTCGCCTTTGGGTCGCGTAGCCGGCCCTCCAGGCGGAGCCACGCCTCGTGCTGCGTGTAGGTAAGTTCGTCCAACCCGAACCAGGCCAGATTGGTACCGCGCAGCCGTTCGAACTCGTCCACCGGACGAAACAGAATCCGCGACCCCGTGTCCTTGAACACCAGCATGTTCTCGGCCTTGTTATGTTCGTACGGAATGTCGTTCTTCTGTAGAATCTCCAGCAGCGCCGCCTGTGTGGCGTCGCGTAACATCGGGTAAGTCGGCGCGCCCAGTAACCCCAGTCGCCCCTGATTCACATAACTCAGCCGGATCGCTTCCTGGCACAATGCCTGGCTCTTGCCGCTCCCAATCGGGCCGGAGAAACCTTTGAACCGCGCCGTCATGTCGTGAAACAGTTTTTGCGAAGGCAGCGGGTTGTATTCTATCCGCCGGTGTTCGGTTCTTCCGGTTGAACCCATGTCACCTTGATCTCCTTCGGCTCTTCGTCTCCGCCAACCTCCTTTTCTATCTGCACTAACTTGAGATAGTCCGCCAGGGATGCTTTGAAGTCGGTGGCCGTC